GATACATAAAAGGTGGCGGAGGGGGTTGCATGTAGAATTGTTGGTCTGACTGCTCTTGATTGGGTTCGTCCGCCTGTTTATCGTCGATAAGCTGCGGGCTGTACTCTATGGGATTTCCTAATTCCGTTTCCATATGATAATTAATATGTCTATTTTTTTAAGCCTGATATTCCTCATCAGATTCCTCATCATCATCGATGAATCCTTTTAGATTACCATTCTCATCGGCTTCACTATCCGAACCATCGTCCTCTGTATCAGTCTCAGTTTCACAAAGATCTTCGTCGTCGTTCGAGTTATAATCCGTATCGTATTCATCATCGGAATAGTCATCGTCGCATACATTTTCCGTTGGTTCCAACCGTTTAGGCTGTTTTGAAACCCGTCCAGATCGCGTTGCAACAGGTTTAGCTGGCGTCATGTATAATTAACGTGCAAGTTTCTTTTAAATGACTTTATTACGCTAATGCAGATAGTATGTTATCCGTTATGATATATTCTCTATTCTTGCACGAACAGGCCTGTACGATCCTATTCTTTATGATTTTGAACTGCGTGGTCGTGGAATCGCATTTCGTACACTTTAAATCCGTGTAGACTATACGCTGAAATTTTGATTTTTTAGTCACACTCTTTACAGTAAGGGGTGTACTCGTCATATTTTTATTGATAAAAGTTTGCAACATGTTGACGCCTTTTACTGTATCCTCTTTCTTTACCTCGGGACAACTCTGACACATTAACTGCGGTGTATCGTATAATGATGCTTTGTATCCATCTTTATACAATTCTCTAAAAATTGTGTCTGGTAAACGGTGCTTCCGTCCATAAAAATCTTTACAAAATCCGAACCGTCTACCTCGCATGGTTTCACATGTACAAAAACATCTTTGTGCAATAGTGTGACCCTCGATTCTAAACCATACATGATTCGATGCATGTGATCTCTGCATATTTTCACAATATTTAGAGTTGGTAGATACGAGGTAATTATTCTTATCTTCATACACTTTCGTTATTTGTGCCATTTCCTGACCTTGTAAGTTTTTTTGTACGAACGCTTCAATATCTTGTATGATCTTTTCATCTGAGAAGACATTCTTCGTTTCGCGTAAGGTAAATCCACCTTCCACACGGGTCGAACCCTGTACAATAACGGGTGTCGTGATTTCTGTTCGAAGAGTTGCCATCTGCATAATTTCTAGACTCGGCTTTTGGTTATGAATATGAGAAAGTGAAGAATTTTCGTGTGAGTACATAAGCACGGGTCGATATTCACCTTCGATTATCTTACCTTTATCGCAAGACGCACATCCACGTCCTTCACATGCATCGTGTTTAGCCTTTTTATGAGACCATGGCATACGAAACCCACTTCCTTTTACATTACGTCTTCCAGCACCATACACAGCGGTATCTACTATATCGTCCCATGGTTTTCCGGGAAACAGTAAAGACAGTGACGATGCGATATGCGAATGAAGAGCCATAGCCGATCCGTGATCAACTACGAAATTGGGCCAGTTCATATGAATTCCGTGTTTGATTTTATCACGTGAAGGTTTAGGTTCAGCTACAGATATGAGTACGTCTTTTCCACCATAATGCGTCACTCGGTCACAAATCGTTCGAACATATTCTTCCAACCTTTCGAAAGATAATTGTTCGGTGTCCTTGTAATCTAGATCCACGAAAAAATTAAATGTATCCGTTTTCTGTTCGACGACGAATAACTTTTCACCTTCTGTTATACACTTTACATACATATTGTAAAAATCGTTCAACCTATCAAAAGGAACAGATAGACGACCACCGTCCATGAGCACATGTGATAGATTGGAGCCTTCTTTAAAGGTAAACCCTTGTTTTTGACACCAAGATCTAAACATACTTACTTGGTTATATACTTACTTTTTTAATACTCTTCTTCATGCCAGACGGAACTTCTCCAAGAAACATCCCTCAACTCTTCTTTTTCCATATTCAATTCTTTCTTTAAGACCATGAGTTCGTATACCGTTTTATCCTTAACTTCTTCGATATATTTATCAGCTCTACTTTCACTGTAAGCTTTTCTATCTATGAGTACTTCTTTTATTTGCTGAAGGATGTAGTTCTTCGACTTCATTATTTTATAGAGAATGTTTTTCTATTAAGAGAAGTCACGCATGCATAAAATTCCGGATTTTCTAACACGTTTGTCACTATTCGTTCCCAACGCCTACGCTGATTAAATTCTCCTAAAGTGTCGAAACTCATAAAATCGTTTTCATCGTATGTACGTTTCATGTGTATCTTTTTTGTATGCATTTTGTATTTCTCTTCATTAAAGCGGCGAACGAGTTCAAGTTGTTCCGCTTTAGGGTAGTCCACGAAGAATACGAATACCGTGTATTCTAGCTCTACATTGGGTTCTTCTTTAACGTTAAACGAATAACTCGTATACTCACCATTTTTTAGCGAAACGACCCCCCTCGTCTCTTCTTCTAATTCTCTTAGTGCACACCGTAAAGGGCAAAATATTTCCCGTCGCCTGCATCCACCCGTGACAAAAATCCACTCTTTAAATCTTTTATCTCTCACCGTTAGAAACCGGGGGGTTTCGCCAGCAAACGTAACAGGAATCGCAATAGCTTTATGTTTTTTCATCGCACATTAGCCTCTATAATCACCTGATAAGATTATTGAGGCTGAATCGTCTCACTCGAACGCGTAATGCGCTTTTCGGGAACCATAGATGGTGCCTCCTCCGTGACCTCGATCTTTTGAGCGGGTGTCTCTGGTGGAGGCATCATATTTGAGGCGGCTGCGGCGTTCATGTATGCCTGCGACTCTTCAACTTCACGCTCGATAAAACTCTTAACCTGGTCAATTTCTTCTCTGGATTTCTTGAGTTCCCTGTATAAATAAGCTGTTGCGACAACGCAAATAACGACGGCAGTGATAATAGCCGTATCACGATCGAGACCGAACAACATGTGTGATTTAAGAATGTGTTTTGTTTTTAAGTAGATACAATGGCGCCCATTTTAGAGCTTTCGCCTTCTGGACACGGGTATCCATGTTGTCCAAATTGAATCTCCTGATAATGTGCATCCTTGCACGGAGCATTATCGACTGGAATATATTTATTAAGTGTTCCGGATTTAGGATCGTAGGTGATCATAAAAACGAAAATTATGAGAAAAAGGAATACCCACATTTAATATTATACGGGAATTTAGTTGGAATACATTAATCCGCCCATACCTTGCTCTATACGCATGATGTTGTAACCGACCGCATAAATGTCGGACTCGAAGGCACCGGCATCCGTCACGAGACGAGCAGAGTCAACCCGGGAGAAATTCAACTCACCGGTCGGCTGTAATTTGGCGGTGTCTAAGCAGAAAGGGTAAAGGAAATGATTTTCGAGACTGGCGTTGAAGTCAGCGAACGGGGTATGGTAATAGAGAGAACCAGAGGTGTAATGCGGGTTCGCGAGCTTGGAATCTCCAACATCAGTACCGTTGATCTGAAGCTTCGTCTTAGCCCCGGAAGTACCGACGAAATCCGTAGCCGAAGCGCGGTACGAACAGAGGAACTTAATGGGGTGATTGAACGAAAGCTCCTGGATAGCGGCGTCAGACTTAATAGCCTTCTGCGTCTGAGTGATGAGCATGTTCTGAGGGGTCGCCGCGAGAGCCGTGCGCTCGTCGGTGTCGAGGTAGATGAACTGAGCGTGGACCTCGTACGCATCGCTGGCGAGAGTAGTACCCCAAGTAATTCGAAGCTCCACGTCATGGTACTGTAAAGCCACTAAAGGAAGGGCGGACTGTGCGTTCTCGCAGAAAGAGAATCGTAAAGGGTAAATCTTGGTACTTTGTGTACCGTTGCCCAGCGCCTTATGCGACTTGGAGTACGTCTGACCGAGAAGAAGGGGTGCGAGACGCTGAGAAAAGACGGAATCGTGCGTGTCAATAACTTGACCTCCCACTAAGAGCTCGACCTTGGCAATTTCAGTTTCCCAGCCAGCGAGGTTGCGGTTAGTGGGTGTGTTACGGTTGGTGATGTACACGTAACCGAGAAGGTCTCCCTTGCGCTCGAAACGGACGGTCGACATACCGTTCGCGACGGGGTTACCCTGGATAACCTGCTTCTCGACGGTCTGAGCAAAATTTGTATGACGTTTGTATGTAGAACGGAAAAATGAGACCTCGGGTCGGCCAACGATATGGGCATCCTGGGCTCCAATTGCCACTAATTGCGCAATTCCACCTGACATGTTTTATATTATACTACGGTTTTATTTTTTTAAGCATTAAAATAAGGGGACCTGTGGATGAATAGATTCGGTGAGTAGAAGTGATAGAATACCGATCATCGCGAGTCGACCGTTCACGAGTTCGGTCTCAGGCTTCCATGGTCCCTGCACGTATCCCTCATCCTCTGGGTTAGCGGCCGTACCGAGGAAAACCAGGGATGCGACTGCGATGGAGAGTCCGATATTATCATGGAATTGTGCGCTGATAGGGTTACCAGTCATGATTTCATCAACCACTGCGGAAGTGAATCCGATCATGGCGGCGCGACCGTTAACACGCTCTGCGACCGCTAGAAAATCGTTAGGGCGATCGATCTTCGTGAAACGAGACCCCTCGTTGGTCGCCCGCACTACGGTGCGAACATTGCGGGACTTGACCCTGTTCTTGGATTGAAGAGGGGTGGTAATGACGGGCCTGAGAGTGGCGATGCAAGACATTTTGTACTTTATGAAAGCGCTTTTTCTTTAAATCACTAGATTTTCGAGATCCCCGACGCGCTTTACGAGGGATGCGACTAATAGTTCCATCGTCGCGACTTTATTCTTTTCGGATTGGAGATCTTCTTTTGTGGTTTGAAGATCTTCGTCTAATTTTTTAATCCCTTGAATACACACACCTATAAATTGTGTGTAATTCAAACCGTACTTATCCTTTTCTGGGCTGTTTTCTGGGTCTGTAACGGAAAATTCTAAATAAGGTATTTTCTTAATATCTTGTGCGATAAGACCTATTTCCCATTCCCAGTCTTTACCTTCTTCCCCTATTTCACCCGTATAGTCTTCTGTATAGATTTTACTGGTTTTTTTGTATTTGTACGGATTTAGTTGTCGTATAAGATCGAGGGCTGGAACTTCTTCTTCAAAATGTTTGAGGCGATCATCACTATAATGCGTCGTACCCGCTGCATGAAATCTACCAACCGCGAGGGATGTATAAGTACCGTACATGTTTCCCTGACCAGGGGAATTACCCTGTAATCGCAACCATCCATCGTTTCCTGGTTCCCATGCGTAACTATCGCCGTTTTCTTGGCTTCTCATTTTTATAGATCCGGTACTTCCATTTAAACCTATACGAGCATCACCGTCGGCTGCGACATACATTCCCCACCCAGTTCCCTCGTTGCTCGATAGAATACTTGTAAAATTAGCATGGGAATAGCCTATACCGTACATATTACCCAACGAACTGTCTCCAGTTGGCTTATAACTTGATCCTATAACGTAAATAGGATTCACTTGAGCGCTGTTGGCACCGACACTGTTATACGAACCAACCATGTACCCGCTATTATGACTCGATCTATGGAGGTACGGTGTATCTACATACCCCGTGCACTTGATTCGACCATTGTCCGCGTCTAATCCGATTCGAGCAGTGCCATTGGCCGCCACATACAGACCCCATCCGGTCAGTATACTATTAAAATCCGCAGAAGAAAAGCCCATACCGTACATACTACCAAGTGCAGTGTCTGAAGAAGGTGTATAACTTGATCCTATGACGTAAATAGGATTCACTTTACCGCCGTTGCCGCCGACACTATTATACGAACCAACCATGTATCCACTATTGTGACTCGATCTATAGAGGTATGGCGTGGATACGTAAGTAGACGCTCTAAACGTTCCATCCACTTCTAATTTATGACCCGGATTCGTCGCCCCAATCCCCACATTCCCCGTAGACCTATAAATATCCGATCCACTTAACGTGAAATAGTTGGTTCCATTGGTTCCATTAGTTCCATTAGTTCCATCTTGTCCAGTCGGACCTTCAGGAATATTGAAATTGAATACCGCATTTTCAGATGTCCCGGAATTGGTAACACTCACACCACTCGCATGCGTCACCGTGGTTACCGTACCAACGGATAACGTCCCCGAAGGTCCTTGTATTCCTTGAATTCCTTGAATTCCTTGAATTCCTTGAATTCCTTGAATTCCCTGGTCACCTTTTGGGATCGTAAAATCAAAGACAGCGGCTGAGGTCGTACCAGAATTTGTTACCGAGGCATCCGTTCCCGCGAGACCAGTCGTCGTCGTTCCGACTGCTATTGTTGCCGCGGCTCCATCCGCACCCGCCGGTACATTCTGTAATAAAGAGCCATCACCTTCAAATGATCCTGCTTTCACACGTCCAGCTGTTGCGTTTATTTCGATTTGTGATCCTACACGCAAATCTGTGTTTACGTAGGCATTACTGTTTACGTGTAAACCTGCGTCAGGGTTTGTGGTGACGAGTCCTACACGATTATTATTGGTATCGACAAATAGGTGGGAAGAGCCTACCAGTAGGTTACTGGTAATATCAACCTTTCCTGTGAGTACGTGGTGATTCGTATCGGTCATCTATAATTAGCAAACATCTTTTACATCCGGGTTTCGCATGTAAAAGGTGTGGGTCTCCTCCGGCCGGGTTTGAACCGACGACCTACAGGTTAACAGCCTGTCGCTCTACCAGCTGAGCTACAGAGGAATGGTCCTCTCTACTAGAATCGAACTAGTGACCATTGGAACTACAGTCCACTGCTCTACCGACTGAGCTAAGAGAGGGTAAGGGCCATCACATATGCTTGTTCTGAGAGCCTCTTAAGGTGAACAGTCTTATAAGTCTCCCACATATGATCCGGTTTGTGATTAATGGGTACGAAGTGTGGGGTATCCTAAAAAGGCACTCGCCTACCATGTAATCACGGTTATTCGAGCTTTGAGTTAGAGTTGGCCTTTGTCGATGCCCTTAGTTCAAAATTAGACCCCAAAAGTCGTGGACATCGACCCCTCTCTCCACCCGAATAAGCTCCCACCAGGACTCGAACCTGGGGTAGGGGATTCAAAGTCCCCTGTGTTGACCAACTACACTATAGGAGCGGGTATATCATTTACTTGGTTTAATTCTTTAAGCTCGAATTTCCATTTGAAGTAGTACATGAGTAGTGAGAAAAGAGTCGCCGCGACGTTCGTGATAGTCATCGGAATAATATCGTAGTAAAACGAATAAACGAGAGATAGGATACTTGCCGTTAAGTTTAAGTGTAAAAAGGTATAGTTAATAGCTTTCGCATCTTTATATTTATACACGTGATTGATCTCGGGTATAAACATGATAACTATGACGACAGATCCTAATAGGCCACATACGTCGATGGCGTTCATACTTACGTAGAAAGGTCTTCATTTTTTTAAGCGGGTCGCTCGAGTGTTTCGACACGTCCGATTAAATTTACGAGAAGTGTGTTAAAGTGGGTCTGACGATTTTCGAGGATGGTCACCTTACTTTTGAGACGGTTATTCTCGATTCGTAATTCGCGGGTCAGATCTTTATTCTCGGTCGTTCCCGAAGGCATCGCCGGTTGTTCCGGCCAAACGGGATTTTCCGGATCTTCCGTCGCTGAAGGGAGGTCGCGTAAGGCTTTGCGGTACGTGAGCCATTGTTGGTACGAGTCATCGTCAATCGAGTAATCTTCTGAGAAAACCCAATCCACATCGGCGAGGCGCCTGTTGCGTTCTCGTCTCAAAATCTCATAAGTGAACTCATCTATATACTCTTGTAATTTGGTATCAAATTGTTCTTTACCGGGCTTTCCTTGACCTTCTGGAACTTCTATCGATTCCCATGTACTACCCCAACACGTAGCTTGAGTTCCGAAAAATTCAAGTACTTTGCATACATAGTGGCATTTTATGGTTTCTTTTGAATCCAAAACCATTATCTATTCTATTGTTTATATAGATATTTATCCTATGAAATATCCACTAAAATGTCCTAGTTCTTCGCCAAAATATAAATTAACACCCGGTGCGGCGGCATGTATGCTCGGATATATATTATCACCTGCGTTACAGAAAAGAGGAATATGAACGGCAAGAAAATCGTGGTCGGGGTTTCCGATGACATATGCGTAAGCAAAAGATCTCTGCGCCGCATTCACCCCATTTTTAACTAGTGTCAATTCCATATGTCCATTGCCTGTACCATAACGAGCTAAAGCAGTAAATTCAAACCAATAATACCCGGTTATGGGAGCATAGAATTTGTAGTCGGACGTATTAAAACAATTACCTACGTTAATTTTTGTATCCTTGAATCTTATCATTCCTGTGTATCCATTGGCGGTATAGTGAGTAGTTCCCGAACCACCGTGGGTCGCCCCCCCATTTGCGGCGTGGTACGCGTAAAATACAGGTCTCTGTGGAGTCGTGATCACGCCATCAACGTTCAAGTTCCCCCTCACATCTAACTGGGCTTCAGGAGCTTTCCCGATACCGACGGCCGTGTCGCTGATGACCATGGACCGCCCGGTTCGGCCGAGACGGTAGAGTTTGCGGACCTCCGAGGGTTCGAGGGCGACTGAGTAGACTTTTGGGTTGGAAACCATTCCATTGTACCATTGGACGTTATCGTCTCTGCCTATTCTAACTTCGGGATTTGAAGGTAGAGCTAAAGCATAACTGACGGACATTGTGGTCGGTGTTTGATATTCACCATCCAAATAGAATTTCCACGAACTATTTGAACTTCCACCATCGTATGTTAATACTACATGATACCATCTATTATCCTCGATAGGTTGAACCCATGTGGCCGATGCCGCACTATCTGTATTCAATGTCCATCGCCCTCCGGGTCCGTTCGTGGTATCCCAATATAAATATGCATACACTCCTGCTCCAGCTATGTTTGTTCCTACAGTAAATGCAGCTCTCGAAGTTCCATCTACACCGTTGACCCAATAAGACTGTGTATGTGCGTACGCACCGGAAGCACCATTCAGCGTTGCCTTTATATAATTAGAGGAAGAACTTGGGAAACCAGTAAACGCCTTTTCCGCTGCGGAGTACTGGGCAGTTCCGTAAAACACCCCATGATTCCCCTGCCCCGAGATATCTGTGGGTGAGGAATTGACGGTGGTATCGAAATCCAGCACCAACTTCTCCGGCCTAGGGGTTTCCGTATCCACGTCGTACCGCGAAACGCGGGGTACATCGAGGGACCTTCCTAGAGTCAGCGAACCCTTATCGAGGGTCGTGGGACCGGGGGTGCCGAAGAATCTGAGTTCGGAAAAATTTAACTCGGCCCTTGAATATTGGGGGTCCAACTTAGTACACACCAAAGCCAAATATTTATAATAATTGGTATTGTTCACTGTATAATTTTTAGTTACTACGGTACCACTGTTAGTAAAACCGGACCCTGATATACTGTCTATCGTTTCCCAATTATTATTATCGTTGGAACCTATGATGACCCAACTATCGGGTGCGTAGTCATAATAAGGACCGTATATCTGTATCTGATAGCTATTCACTTTAATTCTATAAGGTAATTGGAGCTTAAGCCATTCACCATCGTGACCACCAAGTTCCGCACCTCTAGTGGGTAACCCTGTAGATGTTGAATAAGAAGGATTGTGTGTGTTCCAAGTACTGTCTGACCAGGGAGCTGCTTGTATCTTATTAAATACCTGATACGAATGATAGCTTCCGGTTGCGACCTCACTACTCGCATACGCACAAAACACACCGTGACCCTCCACCAACGTTTCGTAGCCCGTCAACCCCCTAGGAGGATACTCTTGAATCCGCTCATCTCCCGCGAGTTCCAATTGGCCCGAGGGTTCGGTGACCCCCACGCCCAAGTGTCCCTTGTACAGGGTCACTTGGGACTTGGACCCCAAGAAATAGT